CTCTATAAGTGCTTTGACTTCCCAGTTTGTTTGAAGTAACTTTTCTTCGTCTGCTTCAAAGCCCTCTTTATAATTAGATTCTTGACCTTCAAACATCCCCTTTGCGAGAGAATCTAAACCACCATAACCTGACTTGCCAGGGAAGATTGTTCTTGGGTCTAAGTTAACGCTTGCCACGGACTTTCTATGGCGCTTTATAGCACCCTGTCCGCGCTTGTCTCTCTTGACCGGGTAGTAAACCTTACCTTTAGAGCCGGGCGTGAGGTAGCCGTCTTCGCGGCGGCCTGCTGGCGCTTCTGTCTCTGGTGCGGCTAGAAGGACGTCTTCACCACCGCCTGTCTCTTCGGCTCCACCAAGTTCTTCACCGCCGCCCAATTCTTCGCCGCCTAGTTCAGCACCGAGGTCTGCACCAAGTTCTGCTCCCAAGTCGCCACCAAGTTCCTCTTCACCGCCGATACCACCAGCGAGGCCAGCGGCTTCCTCTTGCATTGCTTCTGCGACGGCAGCCAACTGTGCGTCGAACTTACGGTCATAGAATAGTTCTCTCTGGTTGCGTAGGAACTCTTCGTGTGACATATTGAATAGATGCTCGGCAACCCAACGACGGGAGAAGAAACCGTCTGTGGCAGAACCAGCAACGCTAAACTTCTTATCCCAGTGTTCCAACTCTTGTAGTTCGGAAATCTTTGAAGGGTTGTTTAGAGCGAGACTAAATGATAGAAGGTCATCGCCCTTATAACCAATGGTATAAAGATGAACAACACCAATCTTTTCTAGTTCTGAAATAGCAGATCTTTGAAGTCTCTGGATTGTTCTTGCAAAGCGAATATCTTTCTGGGCAAGTGTTGTCTTGTCTTCTTCTGCGCCTTCGTTGTTTGTTAGATAAGAAGCAGGGATTTTAAGAGCAGAGAAAAGTTTGTCTCTGAGATACTTGACATCTTCAATGTCATTTGCTCTTGCTTGTCCTGCAATGTTTGTAATATCTGTTTTGCTATCTCCGCGAACAGGAATAAAATAATCTTCCTCAACAGAGAATGGGTTATAACGAAGGTCCACACGACCTGTATTTTGGTCAATAACAGTATTACGCTTCATAGAAGTAATAACCTTCTGCATATACTGTTCTACTTCGTTAGCAGGAATCTGACCAACATCAATCTTAAATAACTTGCGGTCTGGCGCTCGGACAATACGGTAAGCCATCATTGCGTCTTCCATAAGTTGGAGTTGACGCCAAATACGACGGGCTGGTTCCAAGACTGATGTGCCATAAGGAGCATACTTGTCGTTGCCAAGAATACGGAAATGTCCTATCTGCCAGTTTTCAAATGTCATACCAGCAGAGTTCCATTGGAACTGAACATAGTTTGAGTTTGTCTCGTCTTCACCTTCAAGACGCTCCACCTCTTGGGAAGGAAGGCCAATGGCTGACTTTACACCGTATCTTTCGTCAATGTCGAGGTAAAGAAAGAAGTCTCCGTATTTACACATTGAACGACACCAACCAAATAGGTTATGCTCAATGTTTAGAACATTGTGATAAAGTGTATCCAATACTGCTTTGATTTCTTCGTTAGCACACTTGATGTTTAGCATTGGGGTAAGACCAGAGTGTGTTGTCATCTCGTCTGCGTAAATGTCAAGGGCTGAGGCAATTTCTGGTGTGTATTCCATCTGGTCAAAATCAACATAACGCTCTGTGCGGTTGTGTTGGTTCATAATACCTAGTTGTAGGTTATGCGCTCCATAAGACTTAGAAGTCTTGAAAGCCTGACCGGAAGCAGAACGGAAGTCACTTGAATGCTTATCAAGTTGGTATCTACGAAGTCTACGACCTGTCTGTGTTCTACGACTGGTTAGAGGACCAGAAAAGATTCTGGTCAGAGTCTTAAAAAGTTCTGACCTTGGGTTTCTTGGATTGCTGTTTCTATTTGCCATTTACTTCATCCCTTGATTAGCCAAACAAATTGTTCATAATTCTTTTTTTGTTCCAACATTTCATCGCTGTATGGACCTTGACGATAACCCATCATGCCCGGTATAGTTGTGTTTAGGGTTTTCTTGCTTGATTGAATAGAAGCGATCATTGCTTTTCTATATTGCATGTCTCGCTCATTTACTGTCAATGCTGTGTCTCTAACCCAACACCCTATTGCCAGAGCCATAACTAAATCATCGTGATAACTCCTCATAGCCTCTGCTTTGTTGTTATTCCAAATAAAAGTTTTGAATTCATCAACAATTCGTGAAGAATACAGAGTAATTAGTTTATTCCTAATGAACTCTTCCATTTTGGCTACGATTAATGGTCGAGTTTTGAGAGAAGTAGTAAAACCGGGAACAGAGTTGGTTAAAGACTCTGCTCTTGTCTGGTCAATATACTCGTGTGTCCCCTTGATAGAGAAGTAAAGGTTTGGATAAAGTCTGTCCTGTAACTTCTCTAAAATGGAAATTCCAAGACTGTTATTTTCAACCACCAAAAGGCAATTGCCAAATTCTCTGCCTGTGCTATCAAGTATAGAAGCGAACTGTTCCAAGTTTGGTTTCCCGCGATATTCACCGACAACCTCCATAGTCTCTACTTTAATTATATGGAAAACAGAAAAATCCGCACCGTCGCCTCTTGCAACGTCTGCGACAAGTAAATAAGTTGCTTCTGGGTTGTACTGCTCCCATAGCCACAAGTTTCTGTCAAAGCCAGTTCTATAGGTTGGAGGTTTAATGGCGGATACCAAACGCTCTAAGTCTTCTGGGTGTATAACTGTTTCACCAGAAGCGTTGAAAGAACACTCCAACTCTTGTGCGATTTGACGGCGAGACATATTTCTTGTCTCTTTGGCGAACCATTCTTGGTCTCTTTCTGGGTGAACATCCCAAGGCAGGTTTACAGGATAGAAATCATTTTCATCTGTCTCTGCCTCAACATAAGTCTTGTGAAACCAGTTTCCAACACCATTGGGAGTGGATAGAGCAATACACCGACCACCAGTTGATAGGGTAGGGTACAAGCCAGTCCAAAGTTCTTCAAGGCCCTCAACGTGAGCAGCCTCGTCAATAACAAGCAGAGAGAGGGCTTCGGAACGACCAGCGTCACCAGAGGTTGAAGCAGCCTTTACTTCTGACCCATTAGTAAGAACAAATGAAGTTCTGTTGTCGATTTTAATGTCAGCGATACGAAGCCAAGGAGGAACATTCTGCATAATGTTCTTTACTTTCTTGACCAAGTTGGCTGCTGTCTGAAACTTTGTAGCAATAACCAAGACATTCTTGTCTCGGTAAAAAAGCATTAGCCAAACAATATAAGCGGCAGTAATGGTAGAAATACCCAACTGCCTTGCTTTAAGGACAATAACGAAACGATGGTCATTAAAGTCGTTTAGAACATCGTCTTGATAAGGATAAGTCTTGAAGGGAATAAGACCCTTCAAGGGGTGTGAGATCTTTGCGTAGTTGTTGATAAAGTAAGATGAGTCTTTGCCACATTTTACAATTTCTGCTATAATCTCTTTTTTAGTTAGAGAAGGCATCAGTCAGTTTTGAGGCCGCCTTGATCTAAGAACTTACGGAAGCTGTCCTCAAGCCTGTCTTCTGAGGGGCTGCTAACCTCCTCACTGTCGAGTCCACCGATGTTATACATACAAGAAGCCTGGACCCAGGTGCGAATACGAGAGGTATTCTGAACGATTGCGTCTACTTCACCGTCCTTTGTAAGAGTAAGAGCATTACCGGTAATCTTCTTGTACTCTTTCTTGATAAAGGAAGCGATGTCTTCAATCATTTGTTCTACTTCGCCTTCAAAGTTATTTGCATAAACGTCTTTGAGTTTGATTTCTGCGTGGTAGTGAATACCAAGTTTTGGACCGTGGAAAGAAACCTTGAAGCCGTCCATAACACGAGAGTCGTGGATAGGGTGTCCTTCTTCGCGCTTTAGACCGATCTTGACAGGCTCGCCCTTGTCGTCTAGAGCACCGTCATAGGTATTTGCCATTACCTGTGAAATACCTCTTACAATTTCCATAGTTGTGGCCATTTAGTTTTTCTCCTTTTCTGGTCTCCAGCCGATGAGCCAACGCTCTTCTCTTCCTTCAACGTATTGAACATAGCAACTAAAACAACAATTGAACTTATTCATAAATACATCATCTCTAATCTTGTAGGAATAGGTTGTGCAAACAGGACAAACTCTTTTTGTTGTCTCCCTAGTAAGTAGTTTTTTGGAGATGAAAAAACCATCTTGTTCTACTTTATCATCTTTTTCCTCGCCTTGCAACTCTTTTTTCGCTAAAATCTTAATTTGTTCTTGATAATTTGCTTCTTTTTCGTCGTTCCAATGCTTACGAGGGTTCTCTACTGCTTCATTACCATACTTTTTTGCGATGGCTTTTTCAAATCTGGCAATGTCATTGAGGTCTAAATCTTTTTTCATTTTAGTTCAACGCCTTATCAATAGCATAAGCACCGCCGATGCCAAGGGCAATACCAGCAACAACAGAGCCTACAACAACAAGTGGGATATTTACTTTTCTATCTTTCTTTATAATGTTTCTAAGTTCTTCTAACTCTTCGTCTCTCAACCTTATGCCCTCTTCAAGACGAAAGGTTGTCTCTTCTAACTTTACATTTAGAGTATCTATTTTTAGTTGAAACTCACTTTCTTGTAAACCAAGTTCTAACTTTAATCTGCTTTGGAATTCTTTTTCTTGAAATTCTTTCCAAGTCATTAATCTTGCCGTAGCAACATTGTCAAAGCAAGTTGCTTCAAATGGCGATACTCCACCTTTTGGTAAGAAGGTAAAACTTCCTAAGTCTGCTCCGTAAGAAGGAAGGCTGAACAAAAGTAAAGCCAAACTTAACATTCTTGCTTTCTTACTCAACATAACTAAATCCAAATTGTTCTTCTATCTGGCGAGCAAGTTCTTTCGGATTCTCCATCCTTAGTCTTTCTAACTCACCAGTTCTTTTGTCTCTGAGTTTTTCTAACTCTCTTTCGCGGCGGTCAAAGTCTTCTTGAAGGTCGTCTATTATCTTTCGGTACTCTTCAAGAAGTTGTTTCTTTCTTGCTTCTTCGCGTTCGTGAGACTCGTTAATGATAGTCAGTTCTTGCTCGTGCCTTTCTATGGCAGCATCCATTGCTTTGATAAGAGAAGCACGATCAAAATACCAAAATGCGGACATACTTATGAGTATGACCGCAATAAGGATTTCTCTCCAATACTTTTGTAAAA